CTAACAGAAGATCACTACAGCTGGTTCATGGCAGAGTTCGAAGGTTTCACTCGACGTAATGAGCTTGAACGTGCGATACTCAAATCAGCAGACTTGCTAGAAAAGGGTGATTATGATCCTGTAGAAAAACTGATCAAAGATGCAGTTCAAATATCATTAACCAAAGACATGGGTACAGATTATTTCTTGGATCCACGTGCCAGACTTTTAGCAATTAAAAGTAATAACGGACAAGTATCAACAGGCTGGCCCACTCTTGACAAACGATTATTTGGTGGTATGAACCGCGGTGAACTTAACATCTTTGCAGGCGGGTCAGGTAGTGGTAAAAGTTTATTCATGCAGAACATAGCCATCAATTGGTGTACACAAGGACTTAACGGTGTGTTCTTAACCTTAGAACTCAGTGAAGGTTTATGTGCCATGCGTATGGACAGTATGGTAGCCAACTGTAGTACCAAAGAAGTGTTCAAGGATCTCGACACAGTTGAAATGAAAGTCAAGATGGTAGGTAAAAAGTCAGGTGCCTTGCGTATCAAGTATATGCCAGCACAGAGTAATGTAAATCAAATACGTAGTTACTTGAAAGAACTACAGATCCAGACAGGTATGCGACTAGACTTTATCATGGTAGACTATTTAGATTTAGTCATGCCAGTTTCAGCTAAAGTCAGCCCAAATGACTTGTTTGTCAAAGACAAATATGTGTCAGAAGAGTTAAGAAATCTATCCAAAGAACTTAACATCTTGATGATCACAGCAAGTCAGCTTAATCGTGGAGCAGTAGAAGAAATTGAGTTTGACCATAGCCATATCGCAGGCGGTTTAAGTAAGATCAACACAGCTGATAACGTGTTTGGTATCTTTACCAGCCGTGCAATGCGTGAGCGTGGTCGTTATCAACTACAACTTATGAAAACACGTAGCAGTTCAGGCGTAGGTATGAAAGTAGATCTAGAGTTTGATTTAGAAACATTGCGTATCACTGATCCAGGTGAAGAAGCCCAAGAAAGCGGCCTACGTGGTGTTGGCGCAACTAATATCCTAAGTCAGATCAAAACTGGTACAAATGTAAGTCCGGCAGAAGATACTCCTAAAGTCCAAGCAACAGTAGATAGCAGTAAACTTAAATCTATGCTAGCTGGACTTAAAAAAGTAGAATAAACTTTATCTTATCTTCGATAAATATACTAAATTGGAGTAAAAATTGTGCAGAAACGCACCCGTAGCATACTTACAGAGCTTGACGAATTACTCACGCACAAAGACAAGGATAATCTCCTAGAGTCACGTGCTAATAACATCATCAATGGTGCTATTAACCTAATCCGTTATATCCGTGAAAACTATGATGCTGAGCAGGCTCTTGAGCTTGAGCGCCGTCTTCTTAATGCTATCAAGGGTCAAGATCCTGCTAAATTTGCTCGTGGTATTAGGAAAATTCAAAATGAAGATTAATGAAGTAACGGTAAAAGAAGCATCAGTGGGCCAGCTTTGGGCTGGTGCTAAAGGTGCTTATCAAGGATTAAGAGCAGGTGGATTAGGTGGAATTGGAGCCGGAGCCAAGGCAGGATATCAAGCCGCAGGTGCTGCACAAGCACAAACAGCCAAGGTCAAAACAGTGGCTAGCCAGGCCTTGCAAAAATGGGCTGCCTATAATCAAAATATCAAAACTAATAAAAATAGAGATGCTAATACACAAGAGGCAACAGCATGGCTAACACAATTCTTTGGCGGACAGAAGCCCACATCATCACCAACTGGTACCAATCCAGTACAGATCCAACAATGGTTACAGAAGGAAGTAGCTGGCTATATGGCTAACCAAGAACTGGAACCACCAGTCGAGTTACCAGACATCAGTCAATTGACTAAACGAGATTTGTTACAGTTAAAACAACAGCTACAGGCGGCATAATCATGAAACTATATCTATATGAAGGCTTAAACACTCAAGACCGTGCCAGTGTCTTGCTTTGGGAATCTGCAGGTCGCAAACTTGTAGAAGCACAGTTAACCGCTGATCAGATCACGCAACTATTCCAACAGATCCAAACAGCCAAAGGCAATCGCACCTTAGTTGGTAAAGGTATTGATGCTGGATCGGCTGTGATGAAAGCCTATGCTGATCTAAAATCTAAAGTAGCCAACAGTGGCCCTATCCAAAATATGGACGCACTATATGATCAAGCTGCTGAGAAACTTAAACAAGCCACAGGTGGTGACCAAGGCGCAATGTCCTATGTCCAAAAATATCGTGACTTTGCTAAGAAACATCCAATAGCACAATCATTTATCTATGGTGCCTTAATTGCCGCCGCAGGTATTAGTGGTGTAGGTGCAGGTGGCGCAGCCGCACTTGGTCTATTTAAAATGGTAGACAAACTACTACAAGGCGAGAAGTTTTCTAGTGCTGCCTACAGTGGTGCTAAGACAGGTGCTATGGCCTATGCCGCTGGACAGATTGGCAAAGCAGTACGTGGTGACCAACAAGTACCAGCAGGTACAGACCAATTGGCAGCTAAGTGGGCAGGGAACCGAAAAGAGTTAGCTCAGGACTTGTTAAAATATTATAGTCCAGAAAATTTTAATTATGTATCTGATGGTATGAACATTAATATCATTGATAAAGCCACTGGTCAATTAACAAAGATGGTTACCGTAGCGGGTGATTCAGATCTGGGCCCTATAAACCCGGGAACTTTTGTAAATAAAATACTATCGGGAGAATTTGGTAAGCCCATCAGTGCTGCGGCCGCTGATACAGCAAGAGCAGCTCGTGATGCGGCATTTAATGCGGCAAACCCTAATTTTGAAAGCCGAGACCTTAGCCACAAACAAGTTCTAGCATTGTTTGAACGTGTTGCACGTCTAAACAGTCGCATGTTAAGCGAAGGACGATTAGAAGAAGGTATCTGGGACGATATCAAATCTGGTGCAGGCAAAGGCCTACAAGGTATTAAAAATCTAGCAGGCAAGGCAGTGGGCGCAGTAGCACAAGGTGCCGCTAAAGTTGGTCGTAGCATGACTGCTAATGTATCAAGTGATGCATTGACCAAAGCCTGGCAAGCCGCAGGAAGTCCAACAGACAGTGCAGAGATTGAAAAACTATTACAAGCCCAAGGTGTTAATCCTGAAGTAGTTAAAACAGTATTCCAAGCCAACAGTATTCCACTAAGTGTAGCCGCAGCGGCCAGCACAGGTTCAGCGGGTGTAGATGCCAACGAGCCAATGCCAGATGTTATGTCGACTAACAGAGCTGAAACTCCAGCACCTATAGAACCTGCAACAGCTAGTGCTGGTCCAGGTGCACAAGTAGCGCAACAACAAGCACAACAAGCACCTCAGCAGACTATACAACAACCCGCTAGTGCAGAACCTACAGCCGGCTCAGCAGTCCAAGGTGCCGCCGCTTCAATTGCAGCTAATAAGATAAAAGTTGACTCAACCGAAAAGATGGTAAAAATGGTACCTATCATAGCACGATTAACTCCAGAACAGAAAAAACAATTACTAGCACAGATTGATCAACGTCTAGCAAGCATGTCGGCTGCAATAGCACAACAACCAACGCCACCAGCTCCACCACCCCCAGCTCCACCACCCCCAGCTCCACCACCACCTGTGGCAACAGCACCAACACAACAAGCACAACCGCAGGATGCTGAAGCACAACAAAAAGCACGAGATGATGCAATTAATAATGCTGTAAATGCAGAACCAGATCTAAAAGTATCACCAGCTCCAAAAGCAGGCACACCAACTCCAGCTGAACAAGCTAAGTTACAGGCAAAATTAAAAGCGGCTGACCAAGCACAAAATAAAACAAAGCCAGCACCTAAAGAACTAGCAGAAAGTTATAAAGAATTTAAGTATCTAGTAGATGGCATAAAGGCACGCATTTAATGAAGTTATTTGAAATAAAAAAGCAAACTCCTGATTTCTTGCTAACCGAAAGCAAGAATACACATATTGAGCACGTTGAAGATCTAGTTTTTAACGCTGGCTATGCTGGTGCCGAAGAAGCACTGAACTACATTGACAGTCTACGCCATATGCTGGCAGAAGGTACGGGTACTACAACTAAACTCACAGTTAAATGGGATGGAAGTCCTGCGATCATCTGTGGCATTGACCCAGAAGACAGCAAGTTTTTTGTAGGCACAAAAGCAGTATTCAGCAAAGGTGAACCTAAACGTGCTAAATCTGTTAAACAGATACAAGGATGGTATGGTGATCAACCTGAACTAGCAGAAATCTTAACCAACGCACTACGATATCTCAGCAAATTAAACATTGGTGGAGTAGTTCAAGGTGACTTGTTATTCACTCCTGGTAAAGTTAATCGTGTAGAAGTCAATGGCGAAGAATGTTATGTATTCACCCCTAATACCATTACCTATGCTGTGCCAGTAAACAGCCACTTAGGCGAGCGTATCGCTAATGCCAAACTAGGAATAATATTCCATACGACTTATACTGGTGGTGATACTATTGACACCATGACAGCACAGTTTGGTGTAAACATCAGTGGTTTTACACAAACACGCGATGTTTGGTTTGATGATGCTACATACAAAGACTACACAGGCGTTGCTAGTCTTACTCCTAGTGAAAATGCCAAGATAGAAAAATATCTAGCCGCAACTGCCAAGACCATGCAGAAGATTGGACAACAACGTTTTGATATAGTCTTACAAGATCGTGAATTTAATCGCATGATCAAACCCTTTATTAATAAACAGATACGTGCAGGTAGTCAGGCCGCAGAACCCACACAATTCTTACAACAATTCATCACACATTACAATGATGAAATGATGAAAGGCGTAGATGATCCTACTAGCCGTGTGGCACAAAATCGCGTGGCTAAGATCAAAGCAAAAGAACAATGGATCGCAGACAATAGTAATAATCTTATAGGTATACTCGCAACTTACAAACGTATCATTGAATTAAAGCACATGTTATTGACAAAGTTAGCTCGGGTAGAAGGTATAGGTACTTTCCAAAAAACCAATGATGGGTACAAAGTAACCACTCCTGAAGGCTTTGTTGCTATAGGACACGACGGCGGCGCTGTTAAACTAGTGGATCGTTTGACCTTCAGTAGAACCAATTTTTTATCAAAAGCATAAATAATTACATGCGCGAAAGCGTACAAACTTTAGGAGAAATATTATGGTAGCTTCAGCAACAACAATTAGCCGTGTAAACGGCGGTGCTCGTCCAGCAGATGGTTCATCAGCAGGTAATGCACAAATCACAGGTCGTACCCTTACACACTACACAGTTACTTCAACAGCTAACGGTGGTATTTATGGCCCAGCTGGTACAACTAACTATCTAGCACCAGGTTCAGACTATGAAAAACTAGTTTTAGCTATTGAGCAAGTTGGTTCTATCGAACTATTAGGTGTCCCACTAGCAGGCAACCTATTCCACGTAGCTATCTCTGGTGCAGCTCCAAGCCCAGCAACTGGTCCAACATCACTACAAGCATATTGTAACGCTTATGTAGCATACGGTTCTGGTGTTTCAGGTGCAACAGTAGCAGCATTCACATACTAATCTAAAACTTAGTATTCAAGTAACACAAAACGGCACTTTTATAGTGCCGTTTTTTTGTGGCTATAAATATCCATGTGGACACTCAACAATATCTCTATCAAGGTTTTACTCTAGTAGATATAACTCCGACAGGAGTTATCAGCTATTCACCTCAGAATGAACAGAAACGTAATCAACAGCGCAACTGGGAAACTATTCAGCAAATCTTGAGTCTGCGCACACAACCTACTATACTAGAGACTGAGAACCTTGTTGATGATGTTATCAACTACAACTTTGGTATCAAGTATCAAGGTGAGCATAAAATCTGGACCTTCAAATTTGGTGTTGACTATGCGGATATCTATCAAGAAGGTCCAGACAAGTTTGGTTTAGTAAAATACGACTTTAGGATAACCCCAGTAATATTGGGTCTTACAGAAACTATTTTACCTGAAGTTGCAGTGTTCGAACCCAAGGGCTTATGGAATAACATATACTTTAAAAGTTTGAAAAATTAGTTAAATATATTAGATGCTCATAGGCATTCATTAAGGCACATATTAAGGCACATTGTTAAGGCTCACTCAAAAGACGGCATCGCTCACTTAGGAAGGCGAGATGGCCAAACCAACAGAAATTGAGAAACAGAATCTAGAAGCCCACGTGGAAATATGTGCCGTTAGGTACGCAAACTTGGAAACTAAACTAGAAAACTTAGAACATCGTATGGACAAACTTGAAGGCTACCTAGGCATCAAGGACAGTCTGGACGAAAAATTTGAAGGTCGCGGCAAGCAAAGTGTCAGCACCTTAGTCAGCATCTTAGGTGTAATCCTAGCAGGACTTATTGGATTTATTGGACACGCCCTCTTCAAGTAACTAAATACTTGCATGAAGATTGTAGAACTCACTAACAAATTACTATTAGCCGTTACCAATGAAGAAAGCGAACTGCTTGAACGCTTTATTGGTGATACCCCTATTGCAAAAAGCCACTTAGATGAACGTGAACAACTGTTGGCTAACAATCTAACAGTCAAAGATGTCCTAACTCGAAACAATACTGATGGCAAAATCTATTACAAAAAAATCATCAACTGAATTTGACATTGAAAAAATCCGTCGCTTTACCCAGTCTGAACTAGCCCGATTATCCCAAGAAGACTTAGAACTGCCATTCTGCTATCAGATAGGTACAGATGTTCTTGTTGGTGCAAATAGAGTAGTTAAGATCGATG